AGGTTATGTGACTTATGTTCTGCAGGATTTTCACTTGTAGCATAGTCAACGACCTCAGGATCTTGATGATAATTGTCTATAGTGCAGATGTAGGTGCCTTTCTGAATACCAAAGTCTCTTGTATACAGTTCATAGTCCATACTACCGATAAACTGCTTCGTAACTGCTACAACACCATAGTCCATACAGTTCCAGAACTGCAGGTTAGGAAGGTCCATATCGGGGCTAGGAACCTCTGGAGCAGACACAAACGCACTAATAGGTAGTTTGTCATACATTGCCGCATATTCCGGTAAATACGTCTCAAAATAAAAAGTGCGCCCAGGTATCGACTTACACGATACCCAGACGCCTTTTACAAATTCACCATGACCAGATTGATGATCAGTTAGATATTCTTTTCTTACCCATACCTCTACCGAGGGGAGGTTACAAATGAGAGCAGCCATTATGTATTAATGTAACTGCTTCTATTTAACGACCTTGCCCCCGATATGGTTTCTTTGCCTTATTGCGAGACGTTGCGGGTGCATAGGAGTTCTTTCCAGAACCTTGACGAGTTTTTTTCGGTTTTCCGGGGATATAACTCCCCCCTTTCATCATTGCCATAATACTTTAATTTAATACGAGAAACGAGGTACGGGGGACCT